AATTCTCCTATATCTATAGTATATAATATATTTAAGTATTTCATACTTAGAGTATACTATCTAATAACTATAATAACTATTAACTATAATAACTATTAACTATAATAACTATTAACTATAATAACTATTAACTATAATAACTATTAACTATAATAACTATTAACTATAATAACTATTAAGTAAGTAATAAGTTTTGTTCTGCTAGAACATATAACCCCTTACCCCTTTACTCTAATCCTAGTGTTACATGGATAACTAAATCTGTCAACTATAATTAATAAATACTCTAAAGTAAGTGTGCAAAAGTTTATTAGAGTTATTCACTGCATGGTGTTGACACCATAAATGTATATTGCTAGAATACACTCCGTTAAGTAAATAAATAGGAGACTTAGATGTTAGAAATTTTATTAGCTGCTGGTTATAACCCTGAGGATGTCCCTTTATGGTTATATAATCAGCCAATAGGCCAAGGTGACGTAGTAAAAGAGATTACAGATGACTCAGAGGGTGCCTAGAAGTATCTTAGAGAGGTTTAAATAGGAAAGTAATACCATGGCTTAGGTACATGTATTAGAGGCTCTTAGAGAGCGTTACAGGGGGTATTATGACAAATTACAATAGAAGTCCTTTCCAATGGGCTGGTAGTAAAGTAAATATATCCTCAGACATAGAAAGAGCGTTGATGCTTGGAAAAACTTATACTGACATAAAGGTGATGTACGAGGATCAACTAGACCTACTAATGACTTCACCCTCGTCTGAGGGTGAAGACTTAGACACCAGACTTAAGAACCATAAGTTAATATTACCTGCTATTGAAAAACTTGAAAAGTACATGCAATTTTTACAGCGTTTGCATGATGGTGATTTGGGTAAGACACCACCGAAAGGAAAGGAAACTAAGACACCAGAAGCGAGTGTACCGACAGTATCCTTCCAAAGCACTCCAGTTAACTCTAAGAAGACGTCTAACAAGAAGACTGGATAACTATTACCCGAGTGGCCTCATCTTACATCTTACATCATATTTGAATGTTACAGATGTAGGGTGAATCCATACTAGAGTATTCACGGTTAAGCTGATTCAGGAGTGCATAGCTTCATGAGCGTGTACAGATAGTTTCACACCTCACAGGGTGCCTTACTGTGATATTAGGGCTTAACACGTGAGTATTTTAAACAAAGTGTTGACATCATATACCACTCACGTTAAACTAGAGTTAGAACATTGGGAAACAATATAAAGTTTAATTAGAGGAGAGAACAAGTATGAAAATGTCACTTACACGAATACTTAACGAAATTAAGTAGGTTGTCAGCCTAACAGTTAGTCCCTTTAGCTCAGTGGTAGAGCATTCGACTCATAATCGGAAGGTCGCATGTTCAAGTCACGCAAGGGACACCAAATTTAGTAAGAGTAGGATCGTTAGGATTGCGGAGTTTAAAACACTCCTAAATGCCCTACCTCCCGTCACGAACCCAACTGTGTCGCCCTGCAAGACAGGGAAAGCTGGATACCTTATATGTTCAAACTAAGGTATTCAGCGATAGGGATCCAATTTGCGAGAAATGTTTGATGAGTACTCAGTAATACTAGTAAAGTACTGTTTCACTCTATGTGGTTAGAATCCATAATCTCGCTCCAATTCAATAGCGAGGTATGGGTTTGAGTCCCAGTCGTTGGTAGAGATGCCAGCCCTCTCTTCCAAATAAATCAATACCGCTAGATCCTCTGTAATCCCTACTAGTTTACTAGTACACTACAAGACTAGCGCGTTTGAATCAAGCTCCACAGACATTAGGTTGTCTGTGTTGAGCGTCCTACTTAGTTAATGCAGTGATGCACTGCTTCCTTCAATCTTAAGACTCGTTGTGAAACGCTCTGTCCTTACTTATTAAGTTAATATGAATAAAGACAAGAGAGCATTCCTGTATAAAACAGAGAACACTATAAACGGTGATTACTACATAGGTGTCAGAACATATACTGGCACAAATCAAGACAACACATACTTAGGTTCAGGTAAGTACCTCAAATCTGCAATAAAGAGTTACGGCAAAGAGAACTTCAAAAGGACAATATTACTTATAAGTACTGCTGGTTATTGCTATGAAGTTGAACGTAAGATAGTAACTGAAGAGTTTGTAAAAGATAGAAGTACTTATAATATATCTGTTGGTGGTTGGGGTGGAGATAGGGGAGTCGAAGCAAGGGCTGGAATATCTAAAGCACAACAAAAGATTGCAGCTAACAGGACTCCCGAAGAAAGGGAAAGTAGGAGGCAGTTTCTTATCAGTATAAACGACCCAAGTTCTATGCCAACGGGTGAAGATGCCTCGGGGTGGAAAGGTTACTGGTTAACTCCTGTCGGCACTTTTATTACTTGCAGAGAAGCTGCCAAACAAAACAACATAGACCATAGAACTTTAAGAAGCCGATGTAGAGACAATAATAGTAAAGTAATAACAAAACCTGGGTTACACTTACCACAAAGTTGGAAAGGTAATACTTGGTATGAACTAGGATGGGGATTTACCCCTAAGGAGGTGAAGGGTGAATGATAATGTAATTATCGCACCACAGGTGTAAAAAGGTAAACAATCTTTAGCCATGAATATAGAAGCAGATGTTATATTTTATGGTGGTTCAGCAGGTTCGGGTAAATCTCACCTACTACTAATGAGGCAATTAAGATACAAGGACGATAAGGACTTTAATGGTATTTATTTTAGGCGTAATACTCAGCAGTTAGACGGGCAAGGAGGCTTATGGGAGGAAGCCCAGAAGATGTATTCTCCCTTTAACCCTAGTTATAGACAAAAAGGTATGAAAGTTAAGTTCCCTTCAGGATGTTCTTGCCAGTTCTCACACATGGAACATGAAAAAGATAGAAAGAAACATCAAGGACTACAATATACATTTGTAGGTATGGACGAACTAACACACTTCACTGAAACACAATTTACATATCTATTATCCAGGTTACGTTCTGAATCCGAAACTAAATCTTTCTTCATGGCTACCCTTAACCCAGAAAATGATAGTTGGGTATTGAATTGGGTAGAGCATTATCTAAATGATGATGGTTTATTTAATGAGGAGTTACTAGGTAGGTTAAGTTACTATGCAATGGTAGATGAACAGCCAGTATTCAGATGGAGTGAGGAAGAAATCAGAGAAGAGTTTCCAGAAGCCTGTCGTGACTGGAACCCTGTAGAGGGAGAATGGGTTGACTTACCTCCAAAAAGCTTCATATTTATTGGTTCAACAATATATGACAACCCCGCACTTATCAAGAAAAACCCCGGATACCTTCAAGAATTAAACTCATTAAAAGAAGTTGAAAAGCAAAGACTTCTTTATGGTAACTGGTATGCCCGTGAGAAGGCGTCAGCTTATTTCGACAGAGACTGGCTACATAAGATAGAAAGAGCGCCAGCAGGTATATCAGCTAGGGCTTGGGATAAAGCCTCAGAAGAACCATCTACTAAAGAGATGAAACCAGACTTCACTGCATCTGTTAAGATGATTAAAGATAGATCAGGCCACTATACTGTAGTGGGGGATTACATAGATACTAATGCCGATGAGAACACCAAAGGTCTTGGATATCTTTATCGTGGTAGATTTAGAAAACGTCCCGGCCCAAGGGATACTATCATAGAAGACCAAGGTATTGCAGATGGTGTAGAGTGTACTGTAGTACTGCCTATAGACCCAGCGGCTGCGGGAAAAGTCGAGTATCAACAATCAGCTAAAAAACTTATAGAAGCAGGTTTGAGAGTAAAGTCAGACCCTATGCCTAATAACAAATCTAAACTAACTAAATTTTCTCCGGTGTCAAGTGCTGCTGAGAATGGTTTAGTGTCTATAGTAGAGTCATCCTTTCCAGACAAGAAGACATTAAATGAGTTTTACAAAGAGTGGGAATCCTTCGATGGGGAAAGAAGTACTAGGGATAAAAAAGATGATCTTGCAGATGCCTTTGCTTCTGTGTTCAATTATCTAGCACAAGCAAGAGTTGTGAAGCTTGTATCTCGTAATCAACAAAGACACAGAACTTCGTCAGCAGACTTTTTAGAAAGCAAGAGGGTTAACAATAGTTAACATAATTAACAGTTAGGGGAAATTATGAAGAAAGAAAAGAATTTAGCAGGTCGAAAGGTCATTGAAAGTAAAGCACTAGGCCCACAACATGAGAGGTCATTTTTCTTTGCAATTGAGACGGCTATCCTAGATGGATACCTTATCGCAAAGAATACAAGTGGTGCAGATTTAACATCCCGTAATTACATGGGCTGTATGGGACGATGTGTATTATACAAGGACGGTGTTGAGTTCCTAGAGAATAAGTCTGATGGACAGTTACATTTCGAGAAAAACTACGGTCAAGACAGCTTTCAAGTATTAGTGGATATTCTTCACCTCCGCGAAGAGGGTAAAACACACAACCATGACTTCAAGGATATGGACAACGGTATGTTGGTTGAATACTCGATGAACCCTGTAGAAGGTAGTACGTCAATACAGTTCCAAGGTACTGTAGACCTTCCCGGCCTATACGAACCCAACCGAGAGTATAAGTTTACAATAGTTGAGATTAACAGCACTGACGTAGATGTCGAAGTATTTGAGAAGACCTATGAGTCTGAACCAGTTAAAGGATGGAATGATAAAGATGGCAGCACACCATTAGCCATTGCTACTAGGACAGGTAAATTTGAAACATCAACTGAATTG